ATACCCTGGAATAATCGTAGCAGATGGAGAGGTCACCCTTACTTCCTTAATCGATATTTTATCTGCATCTTCCATTCTGGCTTCAATCTTTTGTACCGTCACAATCTCTCCAATCTGTAAAAAAAGCTGAAAATCAGTAAGCGACGCTTCTACTTTTCTCTTAATATCTAAAGGATCCGCTCCAGATTCTTTATAGATGTAGACGACAGCATTAATCGTGATCGATAAAAATGACATATCGATGTAATTGATCTCTCGACCGATGCCATATTTTTTGGGAGACTCAAAATTAGAGATTACAGCGGCCTTGTCAGATGGAGTCAATGCACCTGCATCATTTCCAAGAACAACACTGACAATTCCTGGCCAATGACCAGTGACAGATGGAGTGATTGTAAAGTTACGCATTACCCTTGTATATTTGACAGGGCTGGCTGTGTATCCTGGGGGTGGCAAAAGAGCAAACCATTTTAAAGCTTCTTCATTACACTCAGCTCCTACCGTTCCCCATCGAGCAAGACATCTTGCCCTTAAAGAGATATCACTCTCTTCCTCTGTCCCTACCGAGGTAATCCAAGTAACGCTTGGTGGGTAGATGGGGTTATTCACCGTGACTCCAGCCAATGATGTTTTTAAAACCACTGCTTGTGAGTTTTGGATATTGAATTTTACACCAGTTCCCGTTGCTCTAAACACCAAATCCAGAGTACCTCCGCTTGGCAGGGTACCTCCAGTCACATTGATATACGTTAACGCTGGATTGCTTGTTGAACCTACCGTAAGCTGCCCTACTGAAATATTATACACGGGAGCTGCTGGTGCTGATACGAGCCTCATGATCCCTTGAGTTGCAGAGGCTGGCATTCTTTCTGTCTGATACTGAGATTTTGCAAAAAGAGTAAGCCCATCTCCAAATGCATATTGTAAAAACATAGAAGCGACTACATAAGATACACCGATAAACTCTTCTGGAGTTTTTGCACTACCTCGCAATGAGGCCAGTAGCTGCGACATCTCTTTTGTAAGAGCAAGACCAAAATTATTGGTAGAAAGCCAAGCATCTACAGGCACTCCATTGGCTTTATGCTTTGCAATCAGATCCGAATAATACTCAGGCGCTGACACCCCTTTGATTAAATCTGTAATTGTACTCATTTGACCCTCTCAAAATAAACATTTGAATCTTTTAGAGTAAACACCATGCTGATTACTCTTGTATCGTTAGATGGGAACATGTTTAAAACTACAGTCAGTACGCTTTTTGAGAAAGAAACTTCACATTTAATATCGTATCTGCTCTCTGTGCTGAATATCGAAGAAATGCGAGCTTTCATCGCCTGCAGCTTAAATCCCGACATCGTATCGCCTAAATACTCTTTCAAATCCAGCGTGTTGATATCCCAAAACTGACCACCTGCAGGATTGATAGAGCCAGAGGGAGTGGTTAATCTTTTATACGCATCCTGAATTAACACATCCTCTGAGTTTGTCATCTCTGTAAATGTAAGATCCAGATCTGGAAACATCTCATAATCAGTCCCGTAGATAGACATATTAAACCTCAGGTCCTACTTCTAAATTAGGCCATCCAGTAATGATTTTACCACTGAGAGGGATGGTCGTATTTAGTGAAAATGGAGTGGTAGTCCCATCTGCATCGATATAGACTCCAGCAATCACGCCATTGGCCACTGCTGTGAATTGAAGGCTTCCACAATTCACCTTGTCATCTACCCTGGCTATTTTTTTACCACCTGTGCCCATTTCTGAAAGATGAAAGGCAAATTTTTGAGGATCTCCATTCTCGAAAACCAACAAGCCTCTTGTTTTGTCTGGCACTTTCATTTTACTGCGCGGAATATTCACCCTGACTGGGACAGAGGTGAGTGGTGGAATCCTTTCATCGTCCGGGATTAGATCTACAGTACCATCCGCTCTTTGTATAATGACTTCACATGGGTACTCGGCCAAATAATCTACGCCCCGCATGACTTCTTTAATAAAAAACTCAAGCCCTTGATGAACTGGGTCTGTATAAAATCCTTCCTCTTCTAAAAACCAAAAAGTAGATTTCATTTTATTTTCAGAGATTGAAAATTTACAGGCGCCTACTTTTTTATTTTGAAGCCCAATATCATCATCAGAGGGAAACCTTTGACCGGGAAGAGGGCCAAAACTTTCAGATACCAATGTACAATTTGCAAGCGCTGGATCTTTTTTGGTAACCGTATAAATAAACGGATCTGCTGGAATGAAATTATCTGTACCAACAAAGATACTTCCATCTGGCATAAATCTCCACACTCCACCAATCGAGTCAACAAGCCTACTGATCTCTATGGATGCAGAGCCTGCGAATCTAGACCAGGCAGGGATCGTTTTGTTTAAAAACGAAAGAGAAGAGGAACTGCTCAGAGATTCATTCACCTCTGAAATGATATCCTGAAGCGGCATGGAAGCTTGAATTTGGTAGTTGTACGATTTAGCAGGAATCGAGTTGGATAAATTCCCATTCCCTCCAACAATCATACAGTACAAAACGCCATCGGACTCTCCAGTTCTTTGAGAAATAATCATCCCATCAAAGGTTTTATCTAGACAGGTGAGTTTGCATTTCCCAGCCGGAATCGATTCAGCGTCAGCAATCATTAAGTGCGCCGTCCAATTACCAAAATATGGAAATAAAATATCTCCTCGAAATACGAAAAGTTGTGTTTGATCTTCAAGAGTAATATAACAGTTGCTCATTTTAAAGATCCTTTTGGAGCATAGAAGTCAGTCTCCCTTCTGTTAGGAAGATTGGCATCAAAATTCAGAGCCTCTGGAGATTTATAATTAGGACCTGCTCCTTTACCACCACTCCCTGTAATTTTAAGAAGTTTTGTCGCATTCGCAATCTCTGGAGAGACGGCAACGCATCCAATTGTTACTGTCATGGGTCCACCAGCAACTGGAAGTTTGGACGTTAATGAGACTACAACACAAGAACTGATATCGTATGGAACAAGCATGGGATGAAATACGGGCAACACATCTCTTTCTGAAGGTCTTTTTCTTGGCAAGAACAAAGCAGAAATATTTTCCCATGCTTGTTCTTCTTTCAGTGTCCTGATAAGAATTTCGAACTCAAAATCTGGTATTTCAAGCCCCTGGATGAGTACACTCCCATAATCAGTACCGTTTTTTTTATTTTTCTGATGCCGTAATTTGATCCCGCATTCTTTTAAATAAACAGTGCCAGGCAGCTGAATATTGGCAATGACCGGCTTCATCCATGCCGACGAGTTTGTAATCCAACTAGGTGCGTCTATTTTATATGGCATTATAGCACCGACAATGAAGGAGAGCGAGACAGCCTTCCAATCTGCTGAGAGAATTTTGTGTACACTTCATCTGCAATATCGGAAGGAGAGGAAGAAGCTCCATCAATATGGATGTTAATTTCTCCCACATTGACGACCTGCCGATTTAATGAAGAGAGAGCTGATGTTTCTATCCCGCGTGGGATGAAATAATTTAAGGACGAGTCAGAAACCATCATATTTTTTAATGTAGAGATGGATTCTTTTAAATTAAACATAGAAGCAGCCCGGGGACCACCCTTTGAATAATCAAATTTTAGCAAAACTCCCTTACCGTCTCCTCCTCCGCCTCCTCCTTTTCCGCCACGACCATGTCCACCTCCAAGCATAGCATGCTCATCGGTAGGCATTAAATTCTCACTCTTTACTTGGGATCCTCTTTTTAGAGTTTCCTCTGCAGTGGTTGGTTTTGCGATATAATCCATTTTCTTAAATATGTGAGCGGATTTTTCTGGATCAAAGTTAGCATTGGCCATCATTTCCTTGCCCTTGCTCACCTCAGACATATTTAGGCTGGAAAGACCTTTTCCTATATGGAAAAGACCCTGAGCATAACTACCAATCCCTTTAAAAAACCCTATGATTTTTAAGAATAAATCCTCGAAAATATTTAAAAACTCACCTACAAAATTCATACCAGCAATCGTTAGATTTTGAAGTCCTCTCCAAGCTTCACCAAGCCATCCTCCCAGACTTCTAAGACTCCACATAAAAAGAGCAATAGGACCACTCACAAGAAAACCCACTACCTTACCAACGTTCTTTAAAGCCTCACCTAATTGTTTCATCGATTGCCTTTGATCTTCCTCAGTACCTCCGAGTATCCCCATTACATTTCTAAATCCGAAAGCGAATGTCTCGATAAATCCAGAGATAAACTCATTAGCAGATGCTCTCAATCCGGTACCAATACTTGCAAACTCCTCAAGTGTAAACTTGAGATCTTTTCCAACATCTGTGCTATAAGACATTGCATTGGTAAGCTCGATAATTGATTTCTTATATAAATCTACACCAGGTAGCGCATCCGGATCGATGGAGCGGAATAGGTTAGTAACGGCTTCTTCTTGGTTAGAGAGAAGAGCAGCCAGCGTTCCAGAGGCTCCTACTGCAAACTCACCCGTTTTTTTTGTTCCTAGTTGCTTTAATGATGCAGATTGCATTGCATTAAAAAATGCATCTGCGTCTACTTTTTTACTTTTGAGAAGACCTCCTACTTGATCCGTGGAGACTCCCATTTGAGCTCCGATCTCTTCTCTCAATAATCTACCATTTACAAATCGAGAAGCTGTTCGATTAATCAGTCCTTCTTGAACATATCCCTGCCCTCTTACTTTGCTATAGAGCTCTGATAATTGATTGGCTGAAGTTTCTCTCATGTGAGCAGGGCGCATCGTTACAAGATCTGCGACGTTTAAGAGAGCTTTATCTAATTGTCCACCTCGAAAACCTGCCGTAATTAATCTATTTTGTACGCCGACGGTCTGTTCTTGAGTTAGTTCTGTTTTTTGAGAGATGGCGGCGGCTTTAAAGTATTCCTTCTCCGCCATATTTGCATCTCCAAGCAGCAATGTGTACGCACGCAAGGTAGATTGTCTGTCAGAAAAAGCATCTACTGCTCTTTGTGTGATAGACTCTATGCCATCGTATATTTTTTTGATGCCAAAGGCTACACCAGAGAGCGTAACTCCGATCTTCAGTGCAGAGGAGTCAAGCGATTGAAGCTGCTTGGCTGGAGATGCATTTGTATTGGCTCCAATGGATTTCAGACTAGAAGCAAATTTATCAACGGAGGAGGAGGAGATGGCTGAAATCTTTTGGAAATCAGTCATCACTAAGTTTGTTTTTTCTAATTTCTTAGATAAATTACCTAGAAGCTGGCTTGCTTTAGATATGGACTTACCATCGTTGCTTAAATCGAACTGAAGTTCCCACCGTAGCGGCTCGAAATTGCTCATTTCTTAAAAAAAGCCTCGGTGAGATGGTTTATATTCATCATCGTTTTTGCAATAAACATAAATCCAACCATCCCATCTTCATCAAGGTTTATTTTATTTTCTCCATGGATAGCAGATGCTAAGCATTCTCCTAAAAAAATAAAATTGTTCTTATTCTCTTCATAACTCTCTACTAACTTTTTTTTTCAATCTCCAAGCTTGCAAAAGTTCCAGCCCATAGCTTCATCGATACCGAGATATAGAAGAGCGGATATTTTTCAGAAATCTTTGTTGCTTTTTCTTTCTCTAAACAAAACGATTTGATTCGGCTACAAAGTTTAGAAGTCTCTACAATATCTCCATTGAGCACAGTCTCTTTAGAGATGATTTTGACGTCTGTTTTTGGAATTTTTTTCCACAAAACAGGCTCTTCCTCTCCCCATTTCACCAACACGATTGGGAAATTATATTTTGCTCGTTGTTCTTCGTCCGGCTCGATGAGCTCCACATCAAAAATGCCAGCATTTTCGAGTTGCAAATAAAAAAGTTGCTGATGCAAGTTAGGGTACTTACTTGCCAACTCTTTTAAATCATCTTCGTTATCAGAGATAAGAGTTTTTAGTATTTCTTTCTCTCCATCATCGAAAGCGCTATGATTTTTAGATGATAGGTTGATTCGTTTCTCTTGAATTTTGATTGCTTCTTCATCTGTGAAATTTCTAAACGTGAATTCTTTTCCATCTGACTTAATAGTAAAGCTCATATATCTCCTATTTTGACATTAGAATACACGTGATCACATCAAAATCAACTTATTTTAACGCCTTGGAAGAACAATCGTATCGTTATCTGTTGGAGCAATACTGATACCATTTTTAAAGATTTGTCTTACATCAAACACAACCTCTACAACAAGACCGCCTTGACCCGCAGAAGAAGAATATTTCTCATCCGTTACTCGTGTCTCAATAAAATCTATATTGATAGATGTGAGATTATTTCTAGGTACGTATGTAAGATTAGAGTTACGAACTAAAGTTCCGTACCCATCTACTTGTCTTGAAATAAAATCATCCCACGCTTCTTTGACAAAAGTTACAGATAACTCAGCAGAGTACTGACCCACTCCGCTTGGTAGTTTTACTGAATGAGTGCCATAAGAATTTGATGGAGTTAGTTTATCTCCATAACTAATGGATACTAGATGAGACGAAAAGAAATCAGAACCATCCTCGATTGAAAAACGTAACGAGGTGTGATCTACATAAAGTCCATTTACTACAACGGGAGTATTTGCCATATTTCACCTAAAATTATAAGTTTATGTCTGCTTCTGAAAGAATTAAACCAAGCGAGAATGTGATTTTTTCCACATCTCCAAATGGAGTAAAGCTACCGTTTATAATCAATTCTTTTGTTTGCAATAAATTATAATTTCTAGGTACCTGAACATCATCTGGAGTAACGTATGCAGAAAGAGAACCATCGGATTTCCTGCTCTCGAGTACCGATTTCATAATATCCAAAACACCATTCTTGATCTTATTGGCTTCTTCTAGTTTCAACGCTCCAATAGGAATCGAATTGGATTCTGCTCTCCTAATCGTTTGCAATTGGGTTCCCAAATATCTAAAAAGATATTTTTTCACATTGTAACAAACTGCTAATTTCATTCGTACCCAATGAAGAGGGACAGACCCTTGATCATTAGCATCTGCCAGAGTGACGCCTCTCGAGATATATTTGGCTCCACGCGTTCCAGCAATATCGTAGGTACGCGAAGTGATTCCTCTTTGGGAATCAAGCCCAGGGTCTAGATACTCATCATGGTATATTTCAAGAACATTATTTAAAGTAGCCGTATTGCTTGCCACTTTTGATAATGATTCATGCATAGGGATAGAAGAGTATCGAGAGGTTACAAAAAACAAGAGCGGCCTTCTAAATCTACGCAGACTCAGGGGAGAGTTCCACATAATCCATCCGTCAACTCTTGAAGAGAGCCCCAGTGGAGATACAAACCCAGAGAAATCGTTAATGATGGAAGATTTCCAATCCAGAGCCGTTTCTCCAACATTTCTATCTCGGGTAGGTGCAATGAGATTTACAAATTTGTTGTTAAACGCAGCTTGAACTCGTCCATCCATAATGGCCAAGGTTGCTTTATCTACTGGCACCGAGGTCGCGATATATCCAAACTCTTGAGTTCCGGTCCAATTGATTGCAGAATCAAGAGCGGCAATCAAATCCGAAGGAGATACAACTGGAGCTGTCGAGGTGAATGTAAATTTATCTCCCACATCGAAAGTACCGCTTAACGTTACGGTAACATTGGTATTGATAAATGAATCTTTAAGAAGAGAGATTCCGGTGGGTGGAAGAACCCCAGATGTTTGCGATGTATAATTTACACCATCGCAAGACCAGATTCCAATCACAGGAACCAATCCACCAATCGTTCCACCTTTTACAATCTCAAAGATAAAAGTATATTTATCCGAAGGGACCCCAGAGACAGTTAAAGTACCCGACGATCCGAATGGAAGTGCAGTAAGCGTTTTTGCACCAAGGAGCAAGGAGCCTGGTGGAACAATGGCGCCCACTGTAAACTTACCAGGATTTGAAGCAGCGAGTGCAGTTAAGGATGCAAGCGCAGTACTTGCAAGCGTAGTGGGCTCTCCATTTGCATCTGTTCCAAGAGTGACAGTGACCGTATTTGAAGCAAACGCAGTAGCAAACACAGTGTTATTTCCAGACAAAACAACCTGATACGAAATGCCAGTTGTAAGTGCCGAGATAGAAAGAGCGCCTTGATTTAAAGAAGTGAGCGCCAAAGGTCCAGCAATGCCAGCTCCACCCATTTGAGCAACAGCGGTTACCAAAGCAGCGGCGGCTACGTTACCATTGATCAAAGAGGCAAGTCCAGTCCCTGTCTCCGTAATGGCTGCCACCCCATGCTTTAGGGTCACCACAATATCTGTACCCGCTACAACGATGGTACTTGCTGCCAATACAGCGCCTGGATCAACGATGGTTAACGTGACACCCAATGCTTTTGCAGTAATCAAAACATCTCCAGAGCTTGTTGCTCCAGGGATAATCACACTTCCAAACGAGGGAGTTGCTGTTCCAATTTGAGCACCTGGAGTTTTAACAACTGCACTTAGCGTAGAAGGAGTACTGGTGTTGGCTCTGACAAACAATACAGGTCCACCAGCAATGTCTACGTTGGCTGCAGCGTGCTCAATTCCTGCTCCACTTTCAAACTGAGAACAATCAGAAAGTCTGTTTAATACAGTTGGAGTATTGATAGGACCAGCGCTGCTATCTCCGATGATCAAAGGATATGCAGTTAAGTCTTGAGTGTTTTCAGGAGTGTTGCTCCTTCTAATATTAACATTTATCGATTGCAATGCCATAACCTATTACCCCACGTTTGGATTTATGTTTACACTTACAGATTCAACTGTAACTGTCGGTATTAATCTATATCCCATTGGAACATTGACTGAAATATTTAATGAATAGCCAACTGTGTTTTGTGAAAGTTGTTCACGATTCATCATATTTCCAGTGTTTACTTTGAAATTTCCAGTGCTTTCAAGGACGTCATAAAGAGCATTTACGATGATATTGATCATCTCCTCTAATAGTCTATAATCTTTATGGTAAAGCTCGATATTGACACCACAAGAACGAGAGAAGCATGACTCTACCTGTTGGCGTTTCCCGTCTATAATGACATCTTTTTTTTGCCAGAGAGGAGGAAGATAGCTATCTCCAAGGGGTACCCATTTTATATGAGGATAAGAAACAGGAGCTTCGTCATTTTTTCTTATTTCTTCCGACCCATAATAAATAGAGCTTGCAAGTGGCATAAACCTTACAATCTCATGATGGGATTTAAATAATTCATATACTTCATAAATCATAAAGATCCCCCGAGCATTCTATTTACTTTTTTCTTGATCGGAGCAGATACTCGATCTTCCCATCCATGGACCACCTCTCCAGGGGCTGGCAAAAATCTACGATCTTCCATATATTTGGTACCGGACTGGTGAAATTTGGTATACCATTTGGAGTTGCGAACTGAGATCTTTCCAACTCCAGAAAGAATGGTGGTAAAATAATCGACAAGACCTCTTAGTATTTTTCTATCTTTGGAGTAGTTTTTTAATTTACCACCAGATTTTTGTGGTTTTAACGGAGCCCATTTTTTTTCTGCAGGCGATATTTCACCAGCAAACGCTTGCTCAATCTCTGCTTTAATCGCTGGCTGCGCATAGATTGCTGCCTGAGTCACAATAGATCTCTTGATCTCATCGAGTCGTCGAATGACATAATTTAATTGGATATTGCTTTTAGACCAAAGCATCAAAACCTCCAATATGTCTTAAACGGGATGGAAGGTTTTGCAAACTGGGGGTATACAAATCCATTCCCCGTCTCTTTGGCAGAGGACTGCAAATCACCAAGAGCTACTTTGCATAACCAATTGTACGCTTCCTCGGGATAATATATTTTCATATCGTCTCCCCGATCCAATCCTCTTCTTGTAATCAAATACCATCTTGCCAACTGGCAACAAATCATCCTTACATCATCTCCCCACGATATCAGTGGGAGACAGAGAGAGTTGCCCATATAACTATCCATCATCCGAGAAGAGACAGAGAGTGCGGTAAGAATGTCTGGAGATGGGGAGGTAGTGAATGACCATTGATCATTGACCACAAAGGAAGGAGCTGTCCCATTATCTAGATCAAGAGTAAATCCACCCTTTTGATAACTTATACTCGCGCGTGCTCTATCGGGAACAGCTTCGTAAGGTTTACTAAAAGACAAACCATTGTCCAGAGAGAGAATAAAACGAGGGGTGGATCCAGGGTTAATAAATCCGTAAACATTAAGTTCTCCAGCTTTTACACACTTCACGATGACCGAAAATTCTGATCTTGGATTAGAATTTAAAGAGACATCTAAAAATCCAGTCCCCACACCAGTAAATATAGGATCTGACCATGCACCCGCTTCAATCCCTTGATCATTGAACAAGGTATCCGGAGGCAAAGCCATCTCCCACATATTTGAAGGTGTGGCATATACCTGGCTCACTAATACCTCACTCCTTGGATAGATGCCCGAGTTACAGTCACGGCACCAGTCACAAGCAATGCGAAATAAGAAGATTGATTATGATCTTGAGTCCAGGCCATATGGTTTTCTCCACCAGGCCTATTGGGATCTGCGATTTCCGGATTCCTATACACTCCCCACACGGAAAACTCAGGCAACCATTTGAGCAAATAAATCAGCCCAGTCGCAGCTCCAGTTACTTTTGCAAACACTTCGATGCTTTGCATCAGCATACAAGAATATACTCTGCTCGTATCGTTCACATCCAAAGTTAAAGGATATGTAGTAAACGGAGTAATTGGAGTTCTGAACATTTTATCGGTTGCCATCGTTTATTCCTTAGTGAGCACTGATTGCAAGATCACCAACAGCGGTAGCATAGACAATCACATATGAAATCGTGTCGCTAAACGTTGGTTGCGCACCTACTCCCAAAGCAGCTTCCACACCAAAGGTTTTCACCTCATTGGCAGCCATTTTGTAGTAATCGCAAGTCTGACCAGGAGCTGGAGTTGGATCTCCAGGGATCACAGGTCCACCTTGATTTGGATCGTATTTCAAAAGCCGAACAAAACAAACAGCCGTAGTACGGATAGAGACCGAACCAAATGGGTTATTCCCATCTATTTGAATTACGTATCCAGTGTTTGCTGCCATCGTTAAAGTTTTTTGTTTTAACATGTTATTTTATCCTTAAAGTGGCAATGTGCAGCGCATAGCTAGCTGTGGCATCGCATAGTTTGCTCCACCAAACGCTTCATAGTAGAAGAGTCTGGAGTTGTTTATATGTTTTGCTTCATCGTTACCTGAGCTTATATAGAATTGTGGCTCTTGCACTTTTCGCACAATAAACGCTCTACGATTTCCATATTGATTGTTGATGACGTAGAATCGTTTTCTTGCAAGTGGGTTGCCTTTAGCCTCTGATACAAGCTCTGGCATAAATAGCGTTCTTCCAGCTCCTACAAGACGAGTATTTACCGAAGCTCCTCCACCAGGAAGTGGCTGAGCAATCAATCCATCATTGAAAAACTGGTCCAAGGCCACTTTTACTTCCATAGAGCCAGTAGCAAAAATAGGAGTCCCCATATCTTCATTCATCAATTTCCCGTCATATCCGGGGATTTGAATAAAGGTATCCAAGATGTTGGTGAGGGAAGCCTGATTAATACCAGGGATCGTAATATCGTTGGTAAAATTTATAGCTCCAGGCTTCTTCGGATTCGAGCTATGCGTTCCAAAAAATGGAACCCCATCTTGAGCAAGACCATTGACATTGATAAGACGAGCAAGTCTACGGTCCCAGATTTTTTTGCACTGACGAGCAAGATCGGGAGCTTGCTGTTGTACATATTTAAACGGATCGTAAATAATCCCAATGGGAATTCTCTTCCCTTCCGATTGACCAATTCTCGTTACATCGCAACTAAAATTAATAATCCCAGCATCAGAGAATTTTCTTTCTTCCGTTGGTCCATAATCTACTTCACTTGCAGACGATACTTCCATTGGGTATAGTTCTGTAAGGCTGGTGGATTGTGAATCAACAAGCGCAAGCTCTTGATACTTGGTTTCCGTTGTTGCAATGATCTGGTTTAATTGTGAATTAAGGGAAGTAATAAGTCGGTCTACATTCTTCCCGGATGCAGCAAAAGCTCCAATTGGCATGGATTAAAATCTCCTTTTTCCTGAAACGTCGCAAAAAATCTCCCCAATGAAAGTGACATCGATCAATGGGATTTCATAATCTAGTGAGGATGGGGTTGCCTTTACTGTAATCTCGTCATGAATGGCAACGTTGGAACCAACCATCGCTGGGGTGACAGGATCTGAAGCTAGCGCAATCAATCGAGCCGATCCGTCATAGAATCTAAACTCATCAACCCAATCAATTAGACTTGCTGCATTGTCATAAGTTTTTTCTGCAAACCCTAGCAACTTGAACATGGGCACATTGGTTGCAACAAGAGCTGCGGCCAATCCTAGACCTGTACCGGTAGCTGCAACTCGGATATACTTGCTAGCCGTAGCATGGGCCAAAATCCCATTGACGACTGCATTTGCCGTGCTCGTAACAGCGCCAGCACCGCTTGTCGCAAGCTGTACAACCACTTGGATGTTGGTTGCCGTATAAGCAACACTCACACCAAAGGTCTGACTAATTCCACCAAGAAGAACAAGCTGCATGTTTGCTTGTCTTGAGTAAACAAGGAGCCCACCGTTTGCATCTGCACCAGCCACATTCAGCATAACTGGCATTAGGGCAGAGAAGCCATTGGCCAAGCTATATACTTTCCCGGCAACCTGCATTGCCAATGTACCCTGGAATATTTTCTGTCCAGGGGCCATAATGGTTGTATGCAAGGTATGCTCTTGGAGTGGACACCAATCAACAATCTGTTCGTTAATAACGCTCATAGATCTCCTAAATTCCTGATAAAAGTTTTTTTGCGATTACATCGTAATCTGTCGATTCTTTGTCTGTGATAACAACTGCCTTTTCATTGACAAAATCGGTTTTGTTAAATTCATTCACCTTAGAGAGAAATACTTTTAATTCTTTCGTGGGTAGAGATAGGAACTCCTCTCTCTCTACGGCAGAAATTTTTCCGCTCTTAATTGCATAATCAACCATAAGCTCAGTTTCTTTTTTTTCAGAGAGAGCAATTTTTTGTTCTGCAATTTTTTCGTTGTATTTATAAGCTCTAATGGTGCCTTTGATCTCTTCCCAATCTTGCTTGCCAGTCAGCGTTTGACAAAATCCGATGATTTCAGAGTAGAGTGATTTATAATCAGTTGAATCTTCTTCAGGCTCGGACATTGTTTCCATTGTTTCTTGTGGTGGCACAATTTCTGGCTCTGAAGACATTGTTTTATTTTCTATTTCTTTTTCTGTATCCATCTCTGTTTCTCCATTTGGATCCATCTGTTCAATCATTTCTGCTATGTTTTCTAACCACTCTGGAAGCGCTGTTGTTAAATCTTGAGAGAATGGTTCTATTTGAAAATCTTTATAATTTTCCAGAGCAAATTCAAGATCGTTCATGAGTTGAGCAGCGGTGTAGTGAAGCTTTTTTAGTGGCTTCATTTTTAAGTAGAGTTGTGACGTTGTATCCATATTTTCATTAGATAATAGCAAAGGCTTTATCGCAATCGTCCCTGGCTTATTGGTAATAGCGCTGGAGCTTATTGATTTTGCTATTTTGTATTTAGAAACTCCAAGAGCTGGACTTAAAAACAACCAAGAACCATTTTTTATCTCTTCTTCGGTCTCTTTATTAAACAAGCAATCTACAAACCAAATGCCTTCTTTTTTAATCTCTGGCCTGAACACACCGACTGCTTTTCTTAGCTCTAGTGGAGCATCTTTAAGCTCGGTTCCATGTTCTTTATCCCAAACTAAAACACGGCCGCGTAGATTATAATTCTTGATGATTTCATTTGCAGATTTCTTAGTGAGATAGATGGGTCCTTTTACTGTTGGATTATATCCCCATTTCAGTACAAGAATATCCCTTGGGACATCTGCACCATAATTTGGAATATCAAACACTTTGGATTGCTCTATCTGCATTTAATTTTTCTATAACTTCACAAAAATATCAATAGCAAGATATTTCTTAAAATTATTTGAAGTTTTAAATTGACAGATGAATAAATACGCAGGTGGGTAGTATCTTGTTACTAAGATTTTTTATATTTTAACTCTCATTGGCCTTGCCCAACATAGCTCTCCAGACATTGCAGATTCCATAAGCTGCACATCTGAAGTCTCTCCAGTCACTGCCTTTTCAAATTTACCATCGGCTGTTTTTACTTTGAAGTAATCATACTTCGTACCGGCTGCATTTAAAAGGACTGGAATTAATGCTGCATTGGCCATGACTACTCTCTGCGTAGATTTATCAGTCAAGTTTTTGTTTAGACCAACCACACCAAAAAATACATCCGTTGGTGAGGCCACAGATACTTTAAAGAATATCTCATCAGCCTTAATTCCAACTGGCAATGTGTCTAACTTGACTGCAGTTCCTGGTACAATTGTAGTAGCTGTGCTTGCATAAGCATTTACCGAATATTGGGTAAGCCCAATGACTGTTTCATTAAATGGCATCGTTGTCTCCTTTTAGATTGGTGAAAATTGTGCTGTGATTCTCATCGAGTTTGGTGTGAATCCAAGAGATATGCTTGGATTGTATAAAACAATAATATCATCGGCGTTGACATAAATAGAATCGGTATCGTTGTTAGCTATATAGTTTCCTGCTATCATTGTAATGATAACACCAGTAGGAGAGAAAAGTGCTGGGTTTCCACCTGAAGCTATATAAATCTCTGCATCGATATTGCTGCCTGGCGTGGATGTGATAGTCCACCTAAAATTGGTCAAAAATCCACTGCTGACAACGCGGTAAAATCCAGAACCCACTGGAGAGTATCCATACGGAGCGATGGATGATGAATAAAGGAAGCTGGGTCCTATATATTCATTTGGGAACCAAGAGCCAGATTGAAGAGATGCTAAAAGCACAGTTTGTTTGTACAATGTTGGCAGTGGTCCTACCAAAAGATTGGCTGGAATTGCATCTGCAGGTACATCGATATCTCCATCCACTGAAAATGGGTAAAGTGGCATAATTCTCCTAAGGAACGATAGCAAGTGGTTGAGGATTTAATTTACCTAAAACAATAGACCCTGAGGGATCAAATGGATCGTAAGTACTTTGATCTCTCACGTAACCAACCACTTTTATAATATCTCCCGTGGTAACTGGTTTTACATTGGTAGCAAGTCCAGGAACTAGTTTGCTAATATAGAGAGGATCTTGTGGGTTTACCACCAAGTTTGGCTCAAGCCGTATGGGGTATACTCTTCCATGCGTCCCTTGAATAGCACCATCTCGATTATGATACACACCAGCAAAGGCCCTACAAAATACCAAACCGGTTGCATCAGAGAGAGTAACAATGTTATTCCCCACGTAAGAATAGAGTTGACCATCAAGTGTAGGGGCAGTTAGAAACTCAAGCCCTGTCTCTTCTAAATTGACGTCTCTCGATATAAATCCATTACTAATCACTCCTAAGGATTTATAAAAAGAAGAAGTAGATGTATCATCCATGATAACATTGCCTGAAGCGACAGAAAATTGTATTTTCTTATTTAGCTCTAGCCATCTACAATCTTTAAACTCAACATTGTCTGGATTTACAATAATGTCGTCAGAGAACAAACATCCCTGCATTACTACATCGTAGCCAGGTGGTATTCCAAATAACTCAGGTGGTGAAGTAATTGGATCATCGTACCCAAACACAATCCATCGAGTTCCGGTAGGTTGAGATCCTATATAGTTCATCGCACCATTAAAGCTTCTAAACGGATAAGATTTTGTTCCACGCTCTGGATAGTCTGGATTTCCGCCATGGTCTACATAAAGAGCATGAGATGGAGAACAAAACACTTCAGATACTTTATCTAATGCAGACTGAACAAAAGGGACTAAGCTGGCAGGCCAATTGGCAGTGGAGAGTGCTTCATACTTAATATTCGGTGCGCTTGCATTATAGATTCTTTGGATAGAGCCAGTAAATCCAGTGTATGCAATTCCTACCTTTGCATCCGCTCCATTCTGCTCAATAATCGTACCAAGCCCAATGAAATCACGATTAAAAAGACCACCATTTTGTCCACAGGCAGACTGGTCTCCTACCAGTATACTGCTTGCCCCCATCCCTCTAAATATTGCACCTGCTGGCGCTGCAACCGAGTAGGAAGGAGAAGAGTTTAGAATATATTTACCAGTTTGAAGGTTTGGGATTTGAGCTAACTCTACAGCAGAGTTCCTTACAGTAACTGCACCATCTGTTACCATAAACACAAAAGGACCCGTTCCATCTGCTGGCCAGTTCAAGCAAGGAGCTGTGTTAAAAAAGCTAACCTCTAAATTTCCAGAAATCCTTCGTAGATTGCTGATCACAACACCAGCATTCACCGTCAAAATAACCTTAGTTAATGAATCGGAAGGGCCATAGAAGGTAGTGCCCCTTGGTAATACCCACGAAGAAGTGAGAGTGACGTTCTGAGTAAATAAAACTCTAGCTCCAGGAACTCCAGCGCTCACAGCAACTTGTAGCTCAGATAAAGTTTTGTACCGCAAGATGTCAGTGGCAGCTACTGTTGGATCATAAATAAAATCCATAAAGAAAATATTTTTATTCAATATTTTAATTACGGTAGGGGAGGGAAAATTGTCAGCTAAATCTCCACTGGCCGGTCCCGTAGGAGATCCGCCACCACCTCCAGAGGATGGTTGATGAGGTTCGATTCCAAAAATATCTTGCGATTGACTACTCATGATTGACAACCTGAGGTGATTCGTTCATTTTTAAGATAACTCCACATCGTTTTGCAGTCTCTTCCCAATCAACATCCAATTTATCCAAAATGCCCGCACCTTCCGCAGCAGAGAAAAATCCCTGGATCGACTGAGAATATTTTTGTGCAGATTCAGATCTTTCTTTTTCATCTTTCGAGGTATCTACATCCCAAATGAGTTTAGGACGATATTGGATTAAAGAATTTTCTCCGTAAAACTCTGGAGTGAAATTTTTCTCTATCCATAATCTAGTTGTATGTGCGTAGAGGGGTTCTGCTAAAAACTCTACATCGCTTTGAGAGATTTTTGTTTTCTCATTAAATGCTTCAGAGGCAGCAGCTAGGGACCCACCCTGAATATCTTGAGTTAAATTATTGCCAAGCAATACAATCGAAATCTCTTTTCTTGCCTGCGCAAGTGCATCCAGGAAGGAATTATATGCACTTCCTCTAGAGTTAGCAGTAACGAACTCTAAGTCAAACTCTTCTTTAGGACCAGGGCAAAGATAGGTATCGCCAGCTCTTAAGCTAGCGGCCAATGCAAATGCAGCTCCTGCTTCCCTTTGCTCTCTCGTCATGCGAGGGACACGGATTTTTTTGAGTGCTGCAGCCTCAGTATCGTTATATCTAGACCACTGATCTAGGGATTGATTGATGGTCCAAAATGGCTGTGCTAATTTACGGATCGCTCCATTGAGCCATGGTCTTAGGCCACCAAGTGAGAATTTAATCCATGGATCACCAATCACTGGTACTTGAGAACCATCCTCTGTGGTTACATAAAAACAGCGTTCATTTTCTCTCCACTCGCAAGATGAGTGCGTCCATGGAACAATGACGGGGATAATCATACCATCGCAAACAACATACCGATGCCTAGCAATACAAAATCCAAACATGGTAACACGTCTTGAAATTTCACTATCGGCATGATCCTGAAAGATGGTAGAGAAATTTTTATCTAACCGATGGCTCATCTTTTTTATTCGTTCTGGAGCATCTTTTGGAATAAAAACAGACCGCTTGAAGTTACGGATGAGATGAACTCTTTGCTCTAGCGCAGAACCAATTCGGGGCTCTTTGGTCATCGCGTGATATAAAAGCTCTGCATTCTGAAAGCGACCAGCATCAAAGTCATCAATGGCAGAAAGGATAGCCTCTCCAGTCCATCCAGAATAAGGAGAGATTGGATTTTGTTCTCTTACCGTACGGAAATCAAAAGGAGATATCTTTCTAAAAGAAAAATAATTCTTTACTTTTTGTAGTAAATTACCTTTTGTCTCCATTGAAAGCGGATGTTACTTTTACAAAAATAACAATGTCAAGGAATCTGTGATATCCACACTACACATTTTAATTTTATAGTTGACTGCTCTAAATTCGTCATGCTATAAAATTTGTACGTACGAATGTCTTACAGAGCTGGTGAATAAAATGCTCAAAGTGTTCAAGGCACTAAGAGCATTGTCTTACTTTGATCGGGAAGGGTCTTCCTTTGGCGTAAATCCGTCTATTTAAACTTTTCGACCAGAAAGAGCGTCTGAAGATGATGATGCCAGCAGCAGCTTCGTCTTCAGACGACTCGTATTTATGTCGATCTTTCAAGCCTATTTTCTTAAAAATGGATTGCCAGGGAATAAATCTCCAAATAAATCATCTCTCTTAGAAATGGTATGAGGAACGTCTATATAACTATAGTCTTTGTTTGACAAGTTATCTACGTAAGCAACGGCATATCTCATCGCATCTAGACCATGGTCGTCTTTTTTGATGGGCTCTTCTTTGTTGGGCTTCCCATCTATTGATTTTTCGTACATGTAAGATGGAATCTCACCCTCTGTACAGACTGGCTTTTTTAGAGATAATAGTTTTTGGTCTACATGTTTTACTGCATTTTTGACTAGATAAATCCTTGGCTTCCCATCATTTTGTATTTTTAGCCGAGATACTACCGCCTCAATTCCAGAAAGGATATCCTTATAGGCAGCCCTTGACATAATACCGTACCGTTCCAGGGTTGCTCGTCCTTCGGCATCATGATCACAGATGGTATCCTCGTACTTTTCATTGCCGGAAAGAGCATTAATCAAGACAGCCCAATCCTCTACGATTTTTTCAGAACCGTAAAGCTCTCTGTATCTATACATTCTTCCATCATGATCGATGGCCCACCACTGGCAAACAAATGGATTTCTAAACCCAAAATCGATAGTTCTAATTCGTCTCCAATGGAATGGGATTTCAAATGGCTCAATCATATGTATAGAAGTATCAAAGCTTTCATACACAGCCCCTTCAGCAGAGACCCACTGCCCCTCTGCAAGACGTAAATATCTAATCCCAGAAAGCTGAGACAGCATCTGTCCATAATCCGTTTCTTTCAGTCTTGGGTTATCTTTCCAGGTAGTAGAATAAAAAGATGCCTTTTTCGTTTCGATTAAATTCTTATAGATCCAGTGCCCTTTCGAATCTGGGTTAGTCGTACCAAGCAACTGCTTCCATGGAGCTCGAGTTCCACGCAATCGTGCCATAGCCTCTTCGAAATCATCTGCGCTAAAAGCATTGAACTCATCCATCCAAATGAAGTCAATCCCCCCCTCTGCACCAATCCCTCTGATTTTAACACGTTCTTTTTCATCAAACATCCCGCCATAGAAGATATAGCTCCCATTGGGATACACATAACAACTCTCACTCTTTTTCCTGATGACTGGAGTATCTCTACCTAACACCTGATTCTCGAATGGGATTAAAACTGTATTGTTTAATTCTCGGGCAGCTTTTCTTAAAATGAGACCTGAGACACCTGGATACTTCATCGCAAAGGCGTGTATCTTCTCTCCGGCCACTCTTGACTTCCCACTCCCTGCAGTTCCAGAAAGAACTACAATGTTAGATTTATCTAAAAATGCTTTGCATTGCCATTCATTGGGAGAGTAAAAGTTTGGATGTTTTGATTTTTTATACATAACAAAAAAGATTACTCTTCTTTGTCCCACATATCTGGAGATACTTTTTCGTATAGTTTTACAAAAGTAAGCTCTGCTGGATCTTTTGCCTTATCTAAAGATACCATCTTGGCTCGTCTCTCCATAATCCTCAAATAACTATCTACGGCCCGCGGGTCTCCATCCACCATGGCCTTTTCGTGCAATGCCTGAGATAGCTTGTCTAATCGATCTAGTTCGAGCTCCATCAATTTTTGACCTAGCTCTAGGTTATACTTTTTAACATCTTCTAAAACAGAGTTGATGATTTGAGAGACCCATCCTTGGGTGATTGAGAATTTGTCTGCAATATCCTGAAGTCTCATTCCGGATAATCTTAGCTCATAAATCTCTCTATTTCTCTTCTCATTGTTCATTGATTCTATTTTCTTTCTTGATTTTATTCTAGGATGGTTATTAGTGGCCATGATAAACATGCATCATAAATATCAATGATTCGCACGTCAATCATTTATAACAAATCAAAACTAACTGATCCAACCAAAACAATAAAAAGAATAGATATCTTCGATAGACAAGCTACCGTCTTCTTTTCGATCAAAGACACAGACCACATTCTCTTTGGGGAAGTAAGAATGGATAAGGTGTAGCTTTAGATTTCCATGGGAGACGAACAAAAAATCTCCAGGCTTAGGGTATCCTGAAAACTTGATCTGTTGAAGAGAGTATAGGTACCTAAAAAAGCCATTGACATTTTCAAATGGATCACAGGAAGCGAGCTGAACACTGCCTGCATGTTTGTAGGCATCTATGGGAGAGCATATGTTTTCAGAGAAATAATTGATAGCTTTTTGGTTCATCCCTAAAAACCTATGACTTAGTAAAGGATCACTCTCTTTATCTTTTACTGGTCTTCCTCTTTTTGCTGGGGATGAAAGTACGCTTGTTTTATCTTGAATGCCTTGGATAGAGCTAGTGTTGTCCTTCTTGATATCTTCATCTTCTTTTGCTCTATCTTTGTAATTGTGCTCAGCGAAAGATTTGCCTTTTGAGCCAATTGCTTTGTTGTCCATCCCTTCTCCATTCTTAAAAAAATAATCAACTCGTGGTCAGATAGCACACAAAAGCTATACTCTAACTACAATTTTAAAACAATAGTTATATCCGTGTCATCACAAACAATATATGGGTTTAATAAAGACTTTTAATTCACATCTTGCCTTGTCTGGTATAAGGTCAATCGATTTAATATTTGTAAAGCTATCATCCTTGACAACATAACATGAACCATCGGAGAAATGAAATGTAACAACATCCTCATCATTCGTTATAGCTACTATCTTTCTTTTATCTCTAGTCAAATAAAAAACGTGCGAAAAAGCTCTAACAATTGGGGTCATATTAATTTCCATAGATAATCTATCTTCCAAAAATCCACCTCCGCATAGGCAAACTATTAAAATCAGCCCACGCTTCCTCAGTTAATCCAATTCTAAGATGTGGAAATGAAGCAGAATCACGACCGAACGTTTGGTCCGCCATTGCGAAGATGTACTTTGTATTAATCGAAAAAGTAAAACAACTTTCATCTCCCATGCTGATTTTATATTTACTCATTATTTCTTTTTCTTTTTCACTGTGAGTCACTTCAAAAATAATATCATCCAGATTCTTTCTCATACGACAGACGATTGATAAATCTCTACCCATGCTATCTTCACAAAAAGTAACAAAAATACGATCTAAATCTTTAAAATTATTAAGAATAGAACTAAAATTCATTTTACTCATGTACTTGACTCCTCAATCCTAATTTTTCTTTTTTCTGAGAGTATTTTTTCAACATTACGAGAAAAATGATCTTTCCAAGCAAGATAAAAATCATCAGATATTCTTTGACGGTCTTCGTTTAGTTTTTCCTCCCAATGCTCCAGCAACTCAACCCAATACTTCAGCCTCTCATCTATAGTCATTTTACTCATGTACTTGACTCCTTTTATTATAAAACTTTATTGGATTGAATTCTAAAGGCTGCCCGCTTAAGCAAAGGCGCTGCTTGAGCCATCTATTCAAAGATTCCCACGCTCCAGAACTCAATTCAATCCGAACTGTTCCTGATTGCATCTCAACAATTAGGCCTCTTTCATTAAAAGTCCAATCAAGATCCTTCCCAATCTTACGGATTTCATTTTTATGGATAGAAAAACGAACCCGATTTTCTTCTTGGCGCTCAGTGCCAATGTACCCAGAAAAAATAAAATAATCTTTATATTTATAACTATCCTCTGCACCGTATGTACCGAAGAATGATAAATCTTTATCCCGAATGCCAGATTCACAAAAATTAATATGGATAGGACTTTCAGATCCAAATCCAAAATACTTAAGTAGTGGCATTTGGAGATTCATGCCAGTAGGATCTACAGTAATTTTACTCATGTACTTGACTCCTTTCTTTTAGCACGCATCTTTCTTTTTTCTGATTTCTGATATTTCTTTTTCATAAGCACGATTAATATCATCAGATACGCTTTGCCAAGCACGAGAAAAATCGTCACATACTCTTTGCCAGTCTTGACTTAGTTTTTCTTCTTCTATCTTACCATTTGCATCTGTTGCAAGAGTGACGGTAACCATTTTTTTAACATATTTTTTAACAGCGCTAGGATTGTAATAGTCACACGCGGGACGTTTAGTATCATTGCTTATTTTTTCAATCTCATTATGCTTTTTTCCACACCAGCAACACACGATATCACTATCTTTAGGATAGGCTGATTCAAGGGCTCTGCTAATTTCTTTAGCAGAGGTCCCTTTCTTGACCATAAAAATAACAAACCCAATGAAACCAAGATAAATAAAGAAACCCATTAACATGGCCTTTATATCCATTACTCAGCCGTATCCCATGTAGACTGAACCCCACCGTCTTTTGTAGACCTGACTTCCTTCGTAGGGCATCCAAAGAAAGTAGTAAGTGAAATGATAAAAACGAAAACGCCTATTTTCTTCATAAATGATTTCTCCTTTTTATAAGTCATCCCCATCTTCATCTTGGGGGTCAAGTTTATCCACTCTTCTTTGTAACCGTTCGTTCGATTCTTTGATGGCCGAAAACGCAGCTGTAAACACTGCAACAAAAAGCATGTCTTTGATCAGCAGAGCTAAGGAAGCAAGTTTGTTTTGCTCTTGCTGTAAAAAATGAGAGATCAAAACGGTTAGTGCAAAAATGCCGATGACAATACTAGATATAGCTATGATTCTTCTTACATTCATTAATTTTTCTCCCTGATTAAAATCTTTCATAATCCCACCCACCCGATTTATTTTTACTAACAGCAATGAATTGATAAGGGTGCATTTTGGCAGCCACCTTTATTTTTACTCTTGCATCATCTCTCCAAAATCCCTTGACCTCATGAAACTCAATATAGTCAGACTCCGTAATCACCCTAAAGTCTGGGGTATAAAACGTTGCATCTGCAAGTTTCAACTTTTCAGGCTCGAACTCGAAGCCTTTAATTTTCCCAGCACGGAGCAAGAGATTTAGATGGTTCATGTACGAGATTTCTGTTTTGTTCATGCTTCCAAAAGAAGCAGGTTTAATTTTTATCGCCACCGAGTTTAATTGCCTTTTGTGATAAGATATCGTGGATTCTAAATCTGTTTTGCTGGATAAACATCTTTAAAAGCTCTGCAAGCCCAGGATCAATCTCATTCATACAAACAAAAGCTCCAGCACATAAGGTGCCCCAATTGTTTGTGGAGCCCAATATGAAAGTATCTTTCATATTTTCTTTAATCACCAAAACAGAATCTTTTTCAGGATTAAACGTAACATCTACTTCTATAATTTTTTTTGAAATCTCATTCATTCTTCACCATCTCCAAATTCCTGATTTTTAATTTTCATATGCATTCCTAGTGAGACAAAAAGCCCAGAGGATCCTATGGCAACGAGCAAAAGGCTTGCTGCATAAAAATGTCCATCTTGAAACAGCTTTACTGCAATAAGGATAAATCCCGCCATCAAAAGAGACATTGCAGAAACAACCCATGTAATCATAAGAAAAATTCCTAACTTGTTAAGAGAACGGAACCAAACACCCATCCAAAATTAAACAAATGCAACCAAATGTCAACGTTTTATTACCAAATCCCGATTTTTTCTTTCAATCCACCAAGCAAATCTTTCACTATGGAATGATGTTCTTCGCTATGAATCTCATTCATTAATCGCTCTCTTTCCTCTATCTTTTTAAGCGACTCTTCCTCACTGGATCTACTTTTGTTTTTATTTTGATCCCAGGCAATTGCCTCTGTAATCCACTCATCAAACCAGCGAGGCTGCTCTATGATTGCATCCAGACTGATGACTGGTTTTGTCTTAAACACAAAAGGTATTTTTTCTTTTAGATAAGCGCCTAGAATCAAGAGAGACTCCCTAAGCTCGACAAGGCCAATCCCTCTTTTTTTGGCATACTTCCTGAGCAGATCAGCAAACCCTCTCTCGGTAACAGCAGGAATCGCGCCTAGAAACTCTTCTGGGTGGCCTGTTTTTGTGTTTAGCGGCCCAAGCCCTAAAGATCCATCGCAAGCGCTGTGGAATGAAAATAAAAGCCGATACAGCTCAATCCTTGGGCCATCCCAGATTGCAATTTTGGTTGGTTGCTCTTGTTCTTTGGATTGTTCAGAAAAGGGGGGTGGGTTGTCCGCTAAAATAGGTTCGCGCTTTTCTAACTCAGTATTACCACCCACCTCTTGTAAGTATTCTATGTATGTATTAGATGCTTCCTTATATAGCTTGCTAGTTTTCCGCATACTTGTTTGCTGTTTTTCCGCATACTTGTTTGCTGGTTTTCCGCATACTTGTTTGCTGGTTTCCAGCATGCTGTGGATTTTTAATGGATTTTTGCATGAATTTTCTATGTTTTCAGACAAAATATCAAAATCGATCCGGAAATATAGCTGCGCTGGACATCCTTGCATTTTTTCTTGCCAAAACGGGAATTGGGAAAGAATTTTCCTAGCAGATTCTTGTTGATACCTGCTCAAATATAACTCCGATTCCCACTCGATTTGTGTTTTGTAAAACCATCCCCCTTTTGCCTGGTTGATTTTAGACCAATAACATGCCTGAGAAAGCAAAACCCCAGCTGTTAAACTTCCGGTGAGTGCAACGTATGCTGTATTGAGGATGACGATGTTGAAAGGGGAAATCACCCCTGGTTTCTTTTCCATGATGTTATATTTTACACAGAATTGACAAAAAAGAAAATGTTTTTGTTGATTCTGTGTTGACTTGTGGTAAGATGAAGCAATGAATGAAAATGATATTAGCTCCGACGTGCACAAAATCTTAACCGATGTCATGCTGCTAAAAAGCAAAGTGGAAAACATGGTAACGAGGGAAAGGGAATATATAAAAAACAAAAAGCCCAATCCCTTTAAGATGACCACAGAGATTATTTCCATCCTGGAACAGGCAAAACCATTGAAATTAAAATCTTCTGAAATCTATAAAATGCTATGCAATAAAAAAGAATTTGCCAGCGAGTCTTCTTTTAAAACAACTTTATCTAGACTTGTTGCTAAATCTGCAGTAAAGAAATCAAAAAGAACGTATTTTGTAGGCTAGGTTCGTATTCACTTTACTTTACCTCACCACTTGCCTATGTTGTGAAAAAATAAAAATCATTATGGCAAACCAAAAACCAACTACATTTTCACTGGATGCAATGATCAGCATCCTTGGGAAATCGGGCCCTATATCGCTCATCGCTGGATTTTTGCTGTTTAATGTATTCCAAGTCCTCATTCCAAAGCACGAAGAAACAATGAGGCAACAAATCGAAGTATGTCACCAAATCATTAGTACCTTCAAGGAAGAAATAAGAAAAATAGAAGAACACCTTGACAGGATAGAGAAGAATACATTAATAAACTCAAAATGAAATCAATGATTATTTTATTTCTTGTGTTTGGCAGTTGTGCCAGTACCTCACTGATTCAGTACAGGAAACAACTACAAAAAGAAATGGTAATGATTGAAGTATTTAAGGAGTGGGAAAAGAAAGAGTTCCCGAAAGCGGAGCCTGCTTGTATGGCCTTTTATTTATCTGGCAAGTCGCAATTGACCAGCATTATTAAAGACCAGGCCGAACTGATCGGCCACATTCTCCATCTAGGCAGCAATAAGCAATACTAGCACTTCTCTTTTCTTTTCCACCCCTCTCCTCGTTTGCGCTATATTTTTCTAAACTAAATACAGATGGAAGCCCACATGAACCATTTCTATTTGTAATCCCATAACTCATATTCATTCTCCTTTCATGCAATGCAAGCAGATGTTCTTGTATTATCGTTTCGCTTGTTACTTTTTGGTTCCATTTTTTTTCAATTAAGTTCATACTTTCTCCTATGCTTGAACACTTACTGATTTTAATCAAAGACCTTTTTATCCGAATCTCAAATAACGCCATCTCTTATGAGTTAGCGAAACAAGAGCTGGATGCTATTTTTGAGACCTACTACGAGGCCGTGGAATCTCTATCCACTCCTCCTCCATCATCATCGGAATCCCAAGCGTAAAAAGAGCCAACACCAGCATCATCAAACTCACAATATCATCCACTCCATGCACCATAGGTCCCCCTCATTTAGTTAACAAAAAACTCACACTGTCCTACATTGTGCTTTGTTGTATGCAAATGTAATACATTAATATTGTTTGTTTTTTTACAAAAAAATAGTACTATGAATCCAAAAGAACCGTCAAATAAATATTGACCGAATGTTAACTTTTGGAAGATAATTGTATACAATGTGGGAGGATGTATGGAAGCCGATGTATCATTGCCAGAAAGAGCGTATTACCGACTATTAAACAAGCTAGGAAAAGAAGAAACTGGAAAGAATCAAGGACCCATTGTGGACTGGGCCATCAAGTCCTTTACAAAGAAAAAAGCCGACAAAACAGGATGGGCATCCTGGTGTGCTGGCGCGGTATGTACCGCATATCTAGAAGCAGGATCTGCCCAAATCAAAAAAGTGGCCTCTCTTTCTGCAGGCACTCTCTTTTCGAACCTAAAAGAACTAGGACAGGTTAAAAAAAGGTCTCAATCCACAAGTACTGATTTCCAGATGGGAGACATTATCTTTTTTGGGGATTCAGAGGAAAACATCCACCACGTTGGATTGGTTGCCTCTTATGAAGCACAAAAAAGTATGATGAATACACTAGAAGGGAACCATAACAACAGTGTTGCATTTGCAGAAAGAACAGAATGGTACGCCATAGGTAAAATCATATTTTAGTTTTTTTATCCCCCGCCAGATCAATTTCCTCCTCACAAAACTAAACATTTTTATTTATTTCAACTTTTTAATTGACATGTTTATTATGTCTGTTATTCTTGTTTTATGGACAAACAAAATAACCAGCAAAAAATAATAAGAATCTCGGAGGAACTGTTCCTTCACGATCCTGAAATGTTTGATTATGAATTTTTAGCAGCTGTTGATTTTGTAAAAGATATGGAAATTATTTTTCAAACGGAGAATAAAAACTAGTGGAACCGCTATACTCTATCGATATTACCATGGAAGATGCAGAAAGGCTTTTGAAGTTATGTGGACTATGGTTTGCAAGAAATATTGAAATCAAGCTTACCTTGTCTCACCCAATGATTGTGATTGCAAGAAAACTAGAAGAAATACTGCAGGGGAAAATTGCTGCAAAAATTTCGAACGAGAGCCCAGAGGAAATCGTAGAACAAATCTTGATGAATTTTTCAAAAATAAAAAATGGAGACCAAATCAATGGACGCTAACAAAACTAGATCCTTGGCTAAAAAACTAGTCCAAGTCATGAAAGAGTGCGCTCACATACAAAAGGATGCAACAATCCAGGCTAAAGATCCTAAAAGCCAGTTTAAAGGTTATAAATATGCGACAGCTGCATGCGTTTTAGAAAAAGTAAATGAGTCTTTATCTAAGCACGGGATTGCAACCGTTACAAATACTGAAGTCATCCATTCTTCCTTTGATGCAAACCAA